GTTTCTGGGAGCGTGAACTTGATAGCGCTGCAAGTTTGCCTAGATGAAATACTGACTGCTTTAGCCGATGTTCTACAACAAGAGGATTTGAGTGCGATGAACGACTTGATAGAAAAATATCGCATACCTATTTTGATAGCAGGATTAGTGCAGCCTTAACTATTGTGAACAAGGTAATATCTTGAATTACTTCGGACTATTTTCTTGTCCTTTTCAAGGTCTAGCAAGTATGTCCTCGTATAGTGTACTGGAATCTTGGTTGATTCAACCAATTGCTCTATTGTCTGACCGCTTTGGGTCTGCAATGCGTTTACAATTGTATCTAACAGTTTTTGCCTTGGCATAGGGGGCTTACCAACTGATAGGGTTTGCTTTTTCTTGAAGGTTTCGTCTTCAACAATCGAGAACGAACCATCAGCTTGAATAACTTTCATTTTTGGCATTTCAATCTCCAAGTTGTCGAGCGTAAGTAATCAACGTTGGGCAATATAGATTTGACAGCGGTTTGTTCGCGGATAGCTTGCAACCAACGTTTGTCAATTTGAAGTTGATAACTAAGTTTTGGTATAAGCCAATCCCATTCACTAGACCTAATGTCTATTCGGGCGTTTTCTATTTTTGAATAGGTGATGTGGTCTATTTGATGTGTACGGTCTGAAAGCTCAACAGCTAACTCCTTTTGAGATAAACGTATTTTTCGCCGACCACCAAACAGCACTCTATCGAAAGTTATCAGTGATTGCATTTCATTATTGTCGTTGTCGTCAATCATTTTTGTCGCCCTCTATTCTAATAAATTGGCTGCCGTAAAGCGGAACGTCTGATAAGCGTAATAGCACTTCTCCTGTTCCATAAACTTTAGGGTCTTTCGTGCTGTCGTTAAAAGCCCAATGAAGAATAGGATTTTGGATATATTTATTTGAGTCATCTTGAAAAATCTTAGACTTCACAAGAACGTCTGAAATAACTTTTTCACCTACAGACGAAAGATTTGAAGCATCTCTATTCAGAAACTTTTTACTACTACCAAATATCGTCCACTCCCATTCGGTATGTACTTTTAAAAACGGCTCAATCCCAATGAGATTGTCAGAGACAATTTTCCTGTAAGGTTTTAAAAGTTTTTCTCGCGCCGCCCAGTGTGTCCGCATAAACGGATTTAACGAGATTGGCGGAAGAGGTAGTACGATTTCAATAATGCGGGGACTCAGTTGCTTCATTTGATGTTAAAAATAGCGTGAGAGGCTAACTGGAACACTGGAATAGGCACAAGCAAACCAGAACTTTTGTAATCTTTATTTTTGCAATCTCTGCGCTGACAGGTTTTTGTCCATTCTTGTGCGGACATCTTAAGTTTGCCAAAATCAACGACAAAAGCTGTTTCACGCAAAACTAAATAATAAATCAACCAGTCAGCTTTGCTAGTGTACAACCAACCTCGGACATCTGGTCGCCCCTGTCTAATTACAGAATGAGTCTCAATGAATACGTTTCCCGTATCGTGAAAATCGGTCTTATATTCTATCAAACATGGAAACGTTACTTCGCCACGTTTCGGAATATAAAACCTATCAATGCCTTCTTTTTGAAGCTCAAAAGGAACTTCCTTAATATCGTACCAGCGGGAGAAGAGAAAGTCTAACCTTTCTTCTCCGTCTAGTCCTAGCTGCTTTTGTTGTTGAAAATCATACATCACACCCAGTCCTTGCCTACGCGGGTTGTGCCTGGTACAACAACATCAACTAGCTCGGGAATATGAAGGCGATGCTTTCTTAATATTGCTTCGCTCTCACTGGATTTTCTTCTATCGGAACCGGGACTCGGAGGTTTTTCCGTGTCGCTTGATTCGTGTACAATTAAAGTAGAAGCTACCGGAAGTTCGACGTTGCATGATAGAAACATGATTGTCATTCCTCTGTTGATTTTAAATCAGTCTAACACAGCTAGAACAGGGAAAGCTGGTTAGGGTTGAAGTTGGCTTTTCTTCTTTCGTTGTACTCGTTTACTTTGCGGGGTTTTCTGTACGCTTGTCGCCACATCTGATAGTGCCTTACGGCAATACCAGTAGACAAAAACTCCGCAACTAACCGAATTTCCTGACACCAGACTTTGTAGGGGTGATTGGCCCGCATTCCAAACGGATACTTATTGGCGGATATCCATTTTTTACATCCGTCAATGTTGACAGATTTACCTAAACACAACTGCTGCGCTTCGTATTCTAAAAGTCCGCTGGCAATAGTATTGACCGAATACTTTTGCCAGTCTGTTAACAGCTTATTATGTGCTTTCAATGCTTGCCCCTGCGCCGTGGTCTGCTGCGTTCTACCATGCAACTTTCGGTGCGTCCTAAGCTTGCCGAGCGATAGTCTTCACTGAGTACCAATTTTTGATACCGTTCCGCTAAATCTTGGGCTTTGTTTAGTGGATAGTCGCGATAGAATCTGTCAATTTGCTCTTGTACGGCGGCGGGTAGCGGTTGGTTTTCCATGTGTTTCACAAGTGAGCAACTAGGTAGAAAAACTACCTAGTTGTAAGATTAGGACTAGAGCTCAGACGCACTTGCAGGAAGTGCGTTAGCTGTTGCGGATGCTAAGCGTTGCTGCAACTGCAAGCTGTCTTGCGCGTTTCCACCTACTAATGCTGCTAACTCTTCAACGCTGAGGTTGTCTACGCACTGCATCATTCGCGTTCCCTGTAAATCGACTAATCGACTAGCGTTTATTGGGTCTGATAGAAGCGCCGCCGCTTGCTCAATAATCGCGTATTGAACGTCGGAACGTTCGCTCCAAGTCCATTTTAGGGTGTAGTAATTGACTGGTCTGACTACTCCACTGTCATCTGGTTTTTGCCCAGATTGCTTGACAAACTCAGGGGTGAAAACACCCAAGGCTGGTTCGATTCCTTTTGACTGAACCTCTGCGATAAGATTGTTGAAAACGTCTAAGTTACGGTTCTTGAGGTAAGTTACCATTACCACACCTTGAGGGAGTTCGCCACTTTCTGCTATGAACCAAAGCTGACCCCATAATGTATTGCTAGTTTGACCAAGCGAACCAAAGAAGCGAGAGAACTTGAGAATTGTCATCGAACATTTTGAGCCGTAGTCCCTGTCTCCAATTGTCCATTGCCCCGACTGACAGTTGTTGCGAACATTCATTGCCGAACTAGGCAGTAGTACAGCATCTTTGGGTTTTGCGCCGAATACCGAAAAGTCTGAAAAGTCTGAAAATTTCGATTTGTTGTTAGTAGCAGTCATCTGTTTTTAGGTTTAGGTTTTGGGTTCGTTTGCGACTATAGCTAGTTAACCACACGCACTTAATGGCAGGTGTCGCCAATCGAATTAAGGCTTGATATTTCTTACCAGTAATTCGTATACGTTGCTTTGCCGTCTCTGACGATTCTAAGTTGAATTGGGTTTCTAACATCCGTCAGTGGCCAGTTACACGGGATTCCGTCATAATCTTTAGCTTGACTTGCATGAATCCTACTAAACTCAAACATTGCAGATTCTTTAGTAAATCGGATTACAGATTGTCTCTCAAGTCTTTTGGCTATTTCTGAAATCTTAGGATGCAGCATTTCTAATACCTTGATATGGTTTAAATGTAGAATACTAGCACTTTTGGCTCCCGCTAGAACTGAGCGCCAATCAAATCAATAAGTTAATTGTAGTTTTGGTTGACCTTTGCTAGGTTTAGATGCTTCTAGAGCGTCAACAAACTGCTTAGCTAGTGAAACTACGACATCTTCCGTTTCCCATCTTGCGCTACCTAAATCAATCAAGTGTAGGTTAATTGATTCAGTCTCCCAAGCTTGCTCGTAACCGCTAACCATTACTCTTTGCTCACTCCAATCATAAAGAATCTGATAATCTTTATACCAACGAAAGAACTCTAAATCATCGTTTTCGCAAAAATCAGCAACGTACTTTTTTGTCGTGAATCCGCCATTTTCTTCAATTTCGTCAGAAAAATAAGTTGCTAGACAGAATCGAGGGTCTGTCGGTTGAAAAATCGGGACTGAAGGAAACCATTCGGGGTGAGTCATTATTTAATGTGGCGATAAGGGGCAAAGATGCCCCGGTTAACTCTACTTAATGCTCTCGGCTTCTAATTTTGCTTGAGTGAATCCCACGTCAAACAGGTTGTGGCAAGCTTTTCTTGAGTCCTCCTTGAGGTACTTAGTAAAAGTTTCATAGATAGCAGGTTTGCTTGGTTCGTTACGGATGTAGCCTAGGTAGCCGTCTACCAGCGCCATAACGTACAGAGCCCGAAATTCTTTCGCGACCCCTTTAGGTAACATTTCCCTAGCTTCTGCAACCCAGTGGGGTTCGCCTTTTTCCGCTCTCGCGCTAGGAAGCTTTATGTTGTAGAAGGTAGCCAAGACAATCGCTTGTTCTTCCCTGATTGACTGCCCCCGAATGGCGAAGCTCCGGTTTCGACCCGCTTCAATAGCATTCAACAAGCCTTGGAGTCTTTTCTCTAGCAACTTGACACTTGAAGCGTAATTTTCCTCGGTAATAACTTCTTCACAACTAACAACCGTTGTAGCCGAAATGTCAACACAAGTGTTCTCGACTTGTTGTTTGTTAGCTGTTAAATCGCCTGTTTGATTGGATGCGTTTTGAGTTGGTGTAAGTGGCTCTCTGTCTTCATCGTCTTCATCGTCTTCTTCTTCTTCGTTCCACTCCATAATCTCATTAGCAACAGCGCTAGTGATGACCCGACCTTGCTCTGCTTGGGCGATAACTTCTTCTTTGACTGCTGGTGAAGCTTTCAACAGTCGAATAACGGTTGACTGTGTGGCTCCGGCTTCCGCCAAAGACTCAATTTCCTTTCTTGAGAAACCTTGGCTGATTTTAATTTCGTTCTCTAACTTAGTCTTGCTGAAGCCTGTCAGCTTGGTCAGCTTGTCCCAGAATTCTTTGGACGAACCGTAAGCCTCCGCAAAGTAGTCTCTAGTAGTCGCTAGATTTAAACCACTTAAGTACAAGTGGATGAGAGTCTGCTTGACCCGCATATTTCTGTCGGCTGCTAGGATTGCAATGTCGTCATCTCCTCCTGCCAACTTAACTAGCCTTCCGTCAGCCAGGATAATTGTATCTTTGTCCGCATTAACAAGCTGACTCATTCCCAAATCAAGAGGGAAAGTGCCGAAAGTTAAAGCCCCTTGCTCGTCAAATACTGGTGAATGTACAAGTTCGTTTTGGTTCGTAGTTTCCATGTTCGCTTCAGTTGAGTGGTTTTTGGTTTTAGTATTTGTTTTTGGTTCGATGTGTTCATCTTAGCAAGATAAACATTGGTTGTCAAGGTCTAGATCCAAATTAATTTGTAAATGACTGAAAGCCTTGCGTTATAACGGTTAGAGTCTATACCCTTGTGCTACGGTTTAAATCTTGCTAAGATAATTGGATAGATTCTTCTAAATTAAAAGCTATGGCATCCGAGAAAAAAGCAATCGTCATACCTGCAAGAACCTGTAAAGGGCGAGGCAAAGAACGCCTATACAGCGGGAAAAAGCAAAGCCTATCTGTAGGCTTAACGGCCGCAACGCACGCTAAATTTAAGGCGGTGGCGGTGGAGAACAATCTCAGTTTCTCAGAGTTGATTGAGCGACTAGGACGCGCTCTTACGGCTGAGATGATTCGGGAACTGCTGTTGTCAATCAATCCTTAAATCTTGTTTTTTGCTTCAACTTGTTCTCGAATCATCTTAGACGTAAAGCCTTGTATTTCTTTTAGTTCCCATGTACCATCTCTGACTTTTCCCCGTTTTTCCAAAAACTGACAAGTTGTCTTGATAGGTAATCCGATTGTATCGGCAACTGTAATTAATTCAGCCCATCCAAAACGATTGTGTTTTTGAATTTCTAGACTTTGCAACCGGATTAGAGAATCAGCACATTCATCTCGAACCTTGAAATAACTATGCTTCAAATCTAATCCGGTCAGCGGCGGGATGTAAACATAGCAATCTATGTCTTCACGATAATTAAATCCCATGTTTACTTACCAGCAAAAAGAACTTCTAACAATCCAATTAATTCTTCCGACGAGCTTACGGAAGTCCGCGAGGCATACGGAAAAAGTGTGTCTTGGTGAACTTCTAAGCACACACGTTCGCTGTGCGGAAAGCTTACTTGCAAGCTTTCCCCTCTCTGAGCTAAAACCAGTTGGTACTTAGAACTAGCTGAAGCTACCTTGCGATAGCCGAGGTAATGCTTAGTTGTATTTAAATAAAAGTTAGTGTTAACTTTCATCCAGTCTTTTGCGACAGATAAGAGATGATGTCCTCCTTCTAGAACTGTGATGTCGCTAGACATTAGGCGAAGTACGCCGTCCCGTACCTCAAACCTTTGAATCAAGTCGTAAATAAGAGTTGTTCTGGGAAATTTTGGTGTTTTCATGATTATGTTACTAGATTGCAATTTGTGAGTAGGTGAGGCAGTTTTGCGACGCTGCCCGGTTGATTTTCCACGGGCGCGATTATTTACATTCGTATTTAATACTACAGTCGTCTAAAATTCGAGCTACGGCTGAAGTGCCGAATCCTGCTGTAGAGAGAATCGCTTCAGACCGCTTGGCTCGAATTGCGCGTCGAATTGGGCGAAGCACTACTGCATATTCGTAAGAACCCGTAGAGATACCTTTCAATGCTTTTGCCAAAATCTTTGCGCTCTCAATATCTAGTGTCCATGTACTGTCTGTTTTGGAAGAGGTTAGAGTGACCATGTGTTTTTCCTTTTTAGTTTGCTTGAAGTGGTTGACTTGAGACTGAGTGTAGGCAGTTTTGCGATGCTGCCTAAGTGGTTTAGTTCAGTGCAGAAAATAAATCAGGTTAGCGGAATCTTGGCAGATAAGACAATGCTAATATGTAGCTCAGTTGAGTCAAGCTTGTCTCACAAATTGGATCCGTGTTGCCATAAACGTTTGGGGCGTTGCAGTTTGCGACCCAATACTCACGCTTAGATAGAGTCCAGCAAGCTTTTGCCGCTTCTGTTTCAACTGTATTGCTTCCGTCATCATGGACAAATGTGATTTTCATGGTTTTGAAGTGGTTTATTTCTTGGCTATGTAAACTATCCTATAGGCTACCCGATAGTTTGTCAAGCGTTTTGGGAAAGTGTTTTTTGGATACGGGTCAAACGTATACACAGCAAAGCTTTTACTCAGCTAAGGGTAGGTGCAGTCAAAGTTCACGTACTTTGCATATATCGCGGGTGCGGTTCTATCTAAAACGGCAGTACGGCATCCCATACCCACGTCGGGGCCAACTCAGACAGCCAAAGTCCAGAATTCTCAATCCGTTCTTTCCACCATGCCAGCGCTGCCTCTGATTGCTCTAACACCGAACACGGCACGGTCAATACTTTCTCTTTCTTCAGTCGTGGCGCTGGCTGTACCCACATACAGCAGCGAATCAAGCCAGCCGCCAACGGAATTACCTTAGCAACGTGACCGACAACAACTGCAAGGCCGCCAGACTGAACCGCCTCAGTCTCGACAATCTCCATCGGTTCTCCCAGCAACTCTTGTACGTCCGCGTCGGGATTGTCGCCCATCAACTCATTCAGTTTTGATTCTGCCTGGTCTAGCGTACCCGCTGCCTGTAGCGCAAGGTATTTATTTTCAATGGCTCGTGCCGCTAAGGGTAGTAGTTCACCTTGAGGTTCAAAGTCGTCATCATTCCGACAATAGCCAACTACCGAACCCAATATCATCCGGTGCAACTTAACCAAAACAAACGCCTTGTGTTTGGGAAAAGATTTAGACTCATCCCGTACCATCGGATAGTTACCATTCCCGATTTCTTGACTCCAATCCAAGCCGGTCTCTTCCAGCTTGTAGTGTTCTTTCAATCGAATCTCGCATTGTTCCGCTAGCAGTAGCGCTAGAACTACGTCAATCCCTCCGCACGGGTTAGGTTGGCGGTGGCGGTTTTTTGGATCAGACCAGTCTCGTTTTTCCAGAGTGAAGAGTTGGAACTCCTGAGACAAAATCTCTCTAAACCTCATGGCAGCGTTAGTGGAATAGTACGCCAATCCCTTCCAAAATAGTTTTAAATATTCTGCAACATAAGTCACTGGAGTCTCTACTGTAGGCGCGTTTAAGAGCGCTGACAGATTCTTGTGATTCCAGATTATCTTGCCTTTTGCGTCGCGAGTGATAACCTTTGCGTTGACAGCCACGCAGTAAAGAAGTTCATTCAAAATCCCTAGCATTGTGAAGGTTTGCTTGAGGGTATAACCGTCGAGTTGTCTTGCCAATGCTAGGGAAATGGCCTTGACTTTTGAGCGAAGACTTGTTAGACTTGTAGACATATTAATACTTTTTGCTTGAATGCCCGTCCTTCTTGAACAAGGGGCGGGCGTTTTTCTGCGAACATTGAACCGGACGGAATCAAAAGACTGGCAAAAGTGTTAATAACCCAAAGCACCTTCGCCTGCAATAATCATAGTCTATTAGTGTCGAATTTACAACAACCTCCGTGATATCGCAGAAATCTATATACAGTAAGGGTTTCAAAGTTTTCAAGACTAAATCGCCTTAAGGACGTGCAGGATTTCTTTTTTCTTTGTTAACTCTTTTCTATAGAAATTTCTTTAAGAAAATAAAGAGTTAATAAACCTTAAGGCGTTTTAGTCTTGAATCGTTGATATATAGTCGTTTGAGGGTTTTTGCTGGAGTATCGTACTTAGGTTGATTGTGATTTTTGGTACGCGAACAACCTAAGTACGACGACTTGGACTTTGCTCAAGTTTGCGGTCTCTCCTCAAGAAACTTTTTAAATGCTGTGGCAACAAGGTAGTTAATTTCTGCTTCGACTAATGGGATAACAAGGGCAAGCGTCAGCATACTCATGATGCCTGAGTTAGTCTTAGCGCCACAAGCGTACATCGCCCCTACAGAAATTATTCCTTTTTCATTTAGTCTCGGAAATGTTGTTGCAACAATAGGGGGAATAAAGCGTTCCTCCAAAGTGACACTTTCTACAAATACAAGCGCACAAAAATCTGCATATTTTACGCATTCCTTTCTAGCTTGATTTAGTAGTCGGTCTGGTACTTCTTCTATATTCCTGAACGGTTCTACCTCAATTGGGAAACCACTTGTTACAGATAGTTTGCAGTTAAGAGGCTTAACTACAACTTTGCCATCACAACAAGACTGATAGCTGAATTGTGTTGGCTTCCCGTAGCCAGGGTCTAATATCTGCCGACGTTTTTGTTCACCCATTGATTTTCCTTTTTGCTTTTTGAAGTGGTTAAAACGTTGAACGCATTAACCTAAGATAGATTGATGCGTTTAACCGTAGATGAAATTACGCTGCAACTGATTCAGAAACAATTACAAATTGACTGGTTGACTCAGGTCTGTACTCGTACAAACAGACTCGATTGAGACTTGTATTGAAATCGAGAAAGTCTACCGATGTGCATTCTTCCTCGTTCACAGATAGCGCAATCCTAGCATCGGGGTTGCATTGTTTGAGATATTCTATTAGTTCTGTGACTAGCATTGGTTCTTTCCTTATTGAAAACTTCTTTTGACTTAGCTGTTAATATCTTAGCAAGATAAACAACATTTGTCAAGTCGTCGCTAAATTGGTGACAATATCTACAATATCTAACCAGCACTTTATGGATTCACTTCTCTCCCTTCAATACGTTCCAATCTCGGAAGCTACATTATTTGAGAAAAATCTCAAAAAACATGACCTTGGCAAAATTGCCGACTCATTACGAAAGTATGGATTTAAATCAGCAATCAAATGGGAGTCTAAGCTAAACGGTGGCGCTGGTGGCGTAGTTGCCGGAAACGGACGAGTAGAAGCGTTATTATGGATGCAACACAACGGGGAGAAGCCACCTAAAGGAATTGCGATTGATGATAGCGGTAACTGGTGTGTCCCGGTGTTGTTCGGGAATGATTCTGAGTCGGAAGTTAAAGCTCGTGCTTACGCGATAGATGACAACGCCCTGACTATGGTTGGCGGCGACTTCACGGCGCTTGATATTTCCAGAATGTATGATGAAGGTCTGCTTGCTGAACTTCAAGAACTAGCAGACGCACAGGAGTTAATGATTGGATTTGACGGGGATGATATTGACTTTTTGTTAAATCTTGACAATATGCAAAATGAAGATGACGATAATAGTATTAAACCTTCTTCAACTAAAGAAATAGATGCAGATGATTATGAATTCCAACACAAGTGTCCAAAATGTCAATTTGAATTCAACGACTAATCCTCATGCTTGGTTCTTAAAAGATTTAGAATCTGTGCCAACAAACGGATTAAAGGTAATGACAACTTTTAGTTGTGGTGGCGGCAGTTCACTAGGTTATAAATTAGCTGGCTGTGATGTGATTGCTGCTAATGATATAGACCCAGAAATGGCTTATCATTATAAATTAAATCTGAATCCAAAATATTATTTCTTGTGTCCTGTTAAAGATTTAGTCAAGCAAAAATTGCCTGATGAATTGTTTAATTTGGATATCTTAGATGGTAGTCCGCCTTGCTCAAACTTTTCGATAGCAGGAAACAGAGAAAAAGATTGGGGGAAAGCAAAACATTTTAGAGAAGGGCAATCTAAGCAAGTGCTAGATGATTTGTTCTTTGACTACTTAGATTTAGCTGAAAAACTAAAACCTAAAGTTTGTATTGCGGAGAATGTTACAGGATTGATTAAAGGCAACGCAAAAGGCTATGTAAAGTTGATTATGGCTAGGTTTAAGGAAATTGGATATACCGTTCAACTATTTCTAGTTAACGCCGCCGATTGTGGCGTTCCACAAAAGCGAGAGCGTGTGTTTTTCGTAGCGCTACGAAATGATATCGCTAAGCCTAAATTGATTCTTAGCCCTACGCACAGATGGATTAGCGCAGGCGAGGCTACAAGTGATTTACAAATATTGACCGATAGTGAGATTAGAGACACAAGCCCAAGAGAGACAGATATCAGATTTTGGAGCAAAACAAAGCCTGGACAAAACTACGATAAAGCTTGCAAAAAGGAGAATGGGAAAAAATCTTTTTTCAATCATTGCCGGCTGTCGCAATCTTTCCCTTCAGCTACCTTGACTGCAAGCGCACACGTACTTTCGCATTGGTCAGAATGCCGCATTCTCACATTCCGGGAATGGAAACGCCTCGGCTCATTTCCTGATGACTACCAAGCCAAGACTGACAGGCTAGGCAAGTACATGATTGGTATGAGCGTTCCACCTAGAATGATGCAACGAGTAGCTGAGGCAGTTATAGAGCAATGGTTTTGACACTGCTTAGCAAAGTTCAGTTGTCACAACATTGAACCGTACAGGCTACAACTTCAACTATCAAGCAATCAATTTCATCGCAAACTTTCCATTCATGTAACCTGTTTTCTATTTCGTCAATTGCGCGCTGTAGTCCGTGGGATGCACAATTTTCTGAGATTAAGTTGTAAACTGTACTAGCTTTGTCGCCTTTGTCATAGAAGTTGTCTCTATCTTGTAATGCTTCTTTAGTGAACTTAACTAACTCTTTGATAAGTCCACCTACTAACTCGTCAGTCAAACTAAGTTCGCCATTGTGAAACTCAAATGCCGCCATTGCTGAAGCAAGCTGACTGCTAATTAATACTTCGTTGTCGTTAAGCCATTTAATTATTTGCATCTTTTTCCCTTTTTAAATGCTTCCAAGTTGTCCCGGCTAAAATACTGCGAACCGTACTTTTGGACACTCCAAACTTTTGAGAGATTGATTCAATACTAAGTCCTTCAGATTGGAGCTTGATAATCTCCCAAACGTCACCCTCGGTTAGAATTGAACGAGGGTGATTCTCTCCACGATTGTCACGAGTCCTGTAGTTATTGATTGGCATCGGTTACGCTCTTATTGGCGGGTTTGTTGCGTATTTTAAAGTAGGTAGAAAAGGCAAAAGTAGAAAATCTAAAAGAACTTTTGCCAATATTAGTTTGTCTGCAATCATTGTATCAAACAATTCCGACACCAGCGCCAATAGTTTTAGCTTCTTGCTCCGTATCAGCTACAGCAACAAACTTGTCAGCAATATCTGCTACAACGTACTTGATTAGCGTCGCTGCTGGCGGTGGCGGTGTTACCTGCACCACTACATACGTCCGTAAATTGTTTGTGAATTTTGTCCAGTCAACAATCTGAGCATCGGTCAAAACTACTTTGTGATTTTGTAACTCTGCTGGAGCATTCTGAACGACTTCTTTAAGTGCTACGTTAGCCATTGTGTTACTCCTTAATATGAAAGCTCAACCAACAGCAATTCCCGTTACTGATAAACTGCTGTTGGTTGAGTTTGGGTGGAATGTGATTGTTTTAATTGTACCTTAGAAACTTGCTACGCTTGTAAACTTTACCATCTTTGAATCCCAGTCCGTGCCCAGGGCAAATCCGGTCACAGCCATGACAGTTTGATTCAAACGTCATGTAACCCTTGTGAGGGCATATGTTGTTGACCAATGAATGCTGCTCATAGGCTCGTTCAAGCTTAGCGCTGAATTTGTAATTAAGCGGAAAGACAGGCATCTCTCTGAGGCATATCAATTCTGTTAGATACGGCTTGCCTATTACCTCGTCAGCCCGTTGAACTACCGCCAACCATTCGTCAGGATCCTCGGCAATAAATTCGTCATGTTCTCCAATTAAATTTGTCACGAGTTCTTTGGGAAAAAAGCGGAAATCGTAATGATAGTGCTCATCAGGAAAATTGATAATTCCAACATCTGTGTGCGACTCATGAGGCAAGATTGGAACACCTTGAAATGACTTTTCTTTTTTGCTTGCGTAATCATAAGTTTTCATGTCTACGCACATGACTAGAGCGGCTTCACCGGGGTTGATTTCTTCGAGTTGGGTTTTCAATGTGTGACTCCTTTAAGTGGTGCGGGGCGCAACTCCCGCTGATGCGCTTAAAGATTAGAAATGCTGTTAGACTAAATATTCGCCATGTTGTTAAACGTTCGTTGGATTGCTTCAATTAATTGAGCATCTGTCAAACGCTGTAAGTATTCTACCGCCAATTCTCGTCCTTCTTCTGTGTGAAAGTTTCCTCTTGATGATTCGTAATTTTTATCAGTATTTTTTGAAATCAGTGGAATATCATCGCCTAAACTAGAGTAGCCTCGCAGACATCCAAGTACAAGCCATCCTTCGAGTATTACTATATTTGTTATCAGATCACCCGACCCTATTAGATTGTAAATCTGGTAACTCTGGACGCTAATTCGGTAATTAACGGCATCAATTGCAATGTCTCTAGTTACGTTTAAGTGTGTCATGTCAGTGTTGGTGGTTGATTAGTGGTTGCTTGCGCGTTGTGTGAGTCGCGCCCCTCTGAGTTAGACTGGTTTAGTCGGCTGACTCTGTGACTTTCTTAAGTATTAAGTCGGCAAAGACCAGCGCTTTGTCAGTCATTTCTTCGTCGTCAAGACAACCTGCATCTGGGTCTTTGTACCGCAGGATATTATTACCTGTAATTATTCCCGACAGTATTTGCGAGGCCATCTGCAATCGGAGTATTTTTTTTGATTGATGGCGGCTACGTTAACTGGGTTCAGTGTTCCCGTGGTTGCGAAAGATCTTACGTCTGGCATTGTTTTCTCCTGGTTGATGTCAATTCGCGTTTGACGGATGCGCGACCCCCGCAAACTTAGTACCGTCCCATTATGATGTCTCTGTTACTGACGTAATCGTCAGACGTGCGAGACATCGCTACATCGTGACAAGGCTCATCTTCAAACCCTCCGTCTGGCATTGGTTCAACAACGACATGAGGTCTAGTAATTTGGATTTTTTCTTCCAAGATTGCCACTTGGCGGGGAGTCAACCCGTAGGAATTGATAACTGATTGGGGAAGTGTTGAAAACCTCTCCGTTGCGCCTTTACAAGACCAGCGCCGCTTGAAAACTTCACCCGTATATCGCCAGTTTGCGATACTTGGTATAGCTTGAAACTCTTCTAAGGTATAGGGTGTTTCGGCTACGGGTGCTGGCTTTGAAACGGATTCAATGAGTTCGGCTGGCATTGATGTAATAGCGTTATCCATTGTTTGATATACCTTGCTTCGTTGTGTCCAAATTGCTTGAATTTGTTCTAGAAGAGATTCTTGTGGATTGGCAAGGAATCCTTCAAATAACTCATCTTCCTGCTGGCGCAAGGTATCTAATTGGGCGATTGCTGGATTGAGCGCAGGTGACTCACAAGCAGTTGCTGTGGGTATAGAGTTTTCGACTAAAGCCTTCGACCAGGTTTCTTTCTTTTTTTTGCCTCCGGTAACTACAATCTTGCTTTCTGCTGTGAATGTTTTCTGAGAGAGGTTTAGGTTTTTCATGGTTTTGTTTTTGAAGTGGTTTGTTTTTCCAACTAAAACTACTATCCCACAGATTTTGGGATATGTCAAGCATTTTTGCAAAGAAACTGTCACAAGGGCTTAAAAAGTATGTGGTGTAACGATTACACGGAAACTGGCACAAGGGGGTTGACAGATAGCGTGACGGTAGCGTATATTCGCGGGCATGGGTGTGATTCAGTAAATATGCTGACCCATCAAAATCGGGGCTTCCCAAAATCCGGTCAGCGTGGTAGCCTAGATGAGCACACGAAAACACGGAAATCAGTAAAATGTCACTTCAGCAAAAAGAATCTTCGCAGTCGCAAGAGTCAGGCGTAACCTTTACTCGCGACTCAAGGGGACGGACTATGCAACAAACCATCGCCATAGTCTCAGCGGGTGCGGTCACGCTACCAGACGGAACAATTTTTCAATTAGATTCAGAACAGGGTAGGGACTGGCTGCAATCGGTTCCATCTTTTCGGTTCGTGTCTTCTCTGGGGCACAAACCTTTCACTGCCAGAAGACAGCCACAGAATGCTCTGTGGTTTTGGTACGGCTGTCGAAAAATGGGTGGGAAAAGCCCTAAAAAGAAGTATATTGGAGTTAACACGCCGGAAGTAATAACAATCACCAGACTGGAAGAGGTTGCAAGGGAATTAACCGATTTGGAGCCTTAATTAAAATTGTGAATTAAACTCTAACCTATCTTTCTTTTGAGTGACGGCGCTACCAAAATAATGTTTGAGCAATTCAGAGTCGTTAGTTTTTTTTACCTTCTATATGCGCGTAAGTTTGAGCTTTCTTAAATCCAAAGCGCTCGTCAACAAATAAAGAACGATGAAAGTGTGCATTTAACCCTGACAGCCATATTTGATTCAAGTCTTCAGTGATGTTGTCGTTCCAAAATAGTTTCGAGCCTGAGCGCACTCCAAAGGCATAGCCATCAATACTTCCACTGCTGCGAAAAGGCTTTAATCCGTGGTAGCTGGCGGCAACACAATTAGCACTAAATCCGAATAAATATGTACCTAGTTGAGTTGCGATATCATCAGCATTGTAAATCAACTCTGTTACCTTTTCTGGCTCTACTTTCGTTGATTCACTCTTAATTCCACACAGCTTTAAACAATTGATAATATTGTCACTTATAAAAAAACGTGATTAAATTTATCCAATATCCATTTATTCCGAGTAGCGAAAGTCTCAATACTGTCAGGATATCCAATGATTTCTACGTTTGAATTATATCTTTGGTAGTCACTAACTTGAGATTCTGGAACGCACAGAACACCATTCTCAACTAACTTGTAAGCGATAACGCTCGACGCTTTGTTTTTACTGGGAATAATGATTTTAAGGCTCATCAAACGTCACCTTTTAACTGCTTACTATTAGCTCTCCACAATTGGCAAAACTTTTCAGCTTTGATAACGTGCGTTTGCCCAACGTGATTACCTTTAAAACTTTTGTTGGTTTCAAGTTCTAGTACGGTTTTCAAGAAAGCGTAATCCATCTCGTTTGTTGACGCAATCACGATGCAATCGTACTTCTCCGCCATCCTTGGAACGATTGGATAGACTGGTTTCGACTCTGGCAACTCCGGTTCTGCCGGGTCTGCAAGGTAAATGGAATTCCTTTAAGTATAAATAATTCAAGAATGCTCAGGCTTAAGTCTTCGTTTGTCGTCGCAAACGGGTCAACATGACTGGAAAATACTACGGGATAACCCCGCTGTAACAACCACGCCGCGTAGCTTGTGCGTTTTTCGTAACTCGTTAAAAAGTTAAGTATTTGTTTTGCTTCTACTTTGCGGTTTGGTAGATTCAAGTTTGCAAAACAGTAAGCGCAATTGTGAATACACTAATTCAAGCTCAACTCTAGTGGCGCACACGAGTTGTAGAATAAACCTCCCCAATACACGTCTAAAGTCATCTTGTTTATAAATTGTTGACATTAATTTTAGTATCAACAATTGCAACCCCATGACCGAGACTGTAGATTTTGACGATGAATCAACTTTAGAATCAGGAGAGGAGCAGCCAACTGAAACTTCTCGCGGTCGCCCCAAGAAAGTCTTTACAGAAGCAGAGTTACGCTCAATTGGCGTAATGGCTGGTTACGGATTACCTGTCGGACATATAGCAGCGATTTTGGGTGTGTCCGAATCAACCTTGTACCGCAATAAAAAATGGAACCCAACCATTAAAGAAGCTTATGACAAAGGTTTAGCCAGAGCAAGGATAACTGTCGCTAAAGTGCTTTTTGAAAAAGCAACCGTTGACCGTGACATGACGGCACTAATTTGGTATGAGAAGACTCGCTGCGGGATGAAAGAAAAGACTGAAGAAGCTCCTCAACAGATTAATTTAGATAGGCCGCAAACTGTGTCTATTTACCTTCCTGAAAACAATCGAGATTAAGTCTGGCTATGCCCGTAAAACAATACAAGAAATTACCCGTCAAGTCATCAGATTTAATACTCAAGCCACAGTCAGGGCAACAGGAAGTGTTCTTAACTACCTCGGCAGATTTTTGTATTTACGGCGGCGCGGCAGGTGGAGGAAAAACTTATGCACTGCTACTAGAGGCTTTACGTCATATAACAAATCCAAAATTTGGTGCCGTCTTTTTTAGACAAAGTTTTCCTCAAATAACCGAAGAAGGCGCACTTTGGGATACTTCAGAAGACATCTATCCGCTATTAGGTGCAATCCCTAGAAGAGGTACGCTTGACTGGCTGTTTCCTAGTGGCGCAAAAATAGGGTTTGGACACTTGGGAAACGAGCAAGCTAAGTACAAGTATCAAGGTAGTCAAATTCCCCTTCTACTGATAGACGAATTAACACATTTTAGCGAATCAGTTGTTTTCTATCTGTTTAGTCGCAACCGCTCAACTTGTGGAATTCGCCCCTATGTTCGTTGTACAACTAACCCCGATGCCGACTCTTGGATTGCAGGGTTTATTGATTGGTGGCTAGATGACGAAGGGTTCCCAATTCCAGAGCATAGTGGAGTCGTTCGCTACTTTGTTCGGCAGAGTGGCGAGATTGTTTGGGGTAGCTCAAGAGATGAACTTGAGAATAGATATCCTGACTTAATGGCAAAAAGTTTCACTTTCATTCCTGCTAAAATCGAAGACAATCAAATTTTGATGCAACAGAACCCGGAGTATCTGGCAAATCTTCAGGCGCTGCATCCAGTAGACCAAGCTCGACTACTTTACGGAAATTGGAGGGTTAAGGAAGAGTCGGGGAAGCTATTTAACCGCGCTTGGTTTGAAATTGTTGATGATGTTCCGCCTTTAGATTACAACGGTGAAGAAGTTAGGTTTTGGGATTTGGCGGCAACAGAGGCGGCCGTTCGTTCTAACGCCTGCTATACCGCCGGAGTCAAAATGCGATTAGTTGATGAAATTTATTACGTGGTTGACGTTATCGCTGAACAAGTTGGGCCTGTTGGCGGTGACGAATTAATGATAGCAACCGCGCAACAGGATGGATTGTGGTGTAAAGTCCGTTGGGAGTTGGAAGGGGGAAGTAGTGGAAAACGCGACGAGGAGCATATCAAACAATTACTAATGGGATTACACTCAGACATTGATGCAGAAGGTGTCCGACCACTCGGAGACAAGGTGAAACGTGCAAAGCCTTTGGCTACTGACACTTTTAGGGGGAAAGTCAAGCTTCTACGAGCCTCGTGGAATGACAGATTTTTAAGCTGGATGCACGATTTTCCTGATGGGAAAGTCAAAGATATTACCGATGCTGCTTCTGGTGCACATTTCTGTCTAAATGAACCTATTCGATATCAAACAGGCATTGGATATTACAAGAGTTAAAACAATGGAATCAGGAATATTGGCTATTCGATTTTTAAAAGCTAGCTTCACTAATGATTTCACAAGCTTAGCGGACTTTGGAAATGAAGACCCACAGACTATTCGCAAGGCGTGGCGACTGGCTAATATATTGCTTAATGAATCTGAGGTTGAACAGTTTAAACGTGTATTAGAATCTACCTTGAGCAATGATTCTCTTGATTTGGGTAAGTTAGAACATAGAACTTGGGCAAATATTCAGAACAAGAAAGAAAAATCAAAAAGTATTCTTAAAGCCAAAGATATCAATTCGTTCAAGCAGATACTAAAGCCTAGACAGACCGACACCACTCTTTTATAGCTTCAAATACTTGTACTTTAGACAGGTCTAACAATTCAATTATTCTATTGACGGATAGATATTCAAAGAAGTACAAGCGGATTACGGCTTCTTGATAGCTCAAATCGGCAATATCCACTTCTAATATATTCTTTATTTTACCTATTAATTCATTCTTTTCTAAACTATTTACTATGTGAGTTTCGTTAGCTTGCAATTCCCGCGATTTATAAGAATAAGTTGGCTCAACCTCTGAGTTAAGCGTATCTGAGACACTACTGATTGCGGTATCATAACAGGATATGTATCTACAATCTTGATATGCTTTTTTAGCCTTGCAAAACTCAGATTGAGTAACTCCAAGGTTGAAAAGTGATTGAAAGAACTCGTTTTTAGTGGGAGTCCGCCCCAAAGATACGCTTAATTCTCTGAGGATTCTCTTTCCTTTTTGAAGTATCTCATGATATTTTCGAGGCAATTGAATGACATTAGAACTGTCTCTAACGAAGTTCAATAGCCGTCCCGTAATCAAGGGGATTGCAAAGGTGCTAAATTTAGCACCTATTGTAGGGTCGTATCGCTCAACTGCTAAAATCAATCCCATTGATGCAATTTGCTCTAATTCTTCGTAAGGAATAGGCACTCTTGACGCAATTTTATGTGCGACAAAACGCGCCAAATTGATATTTTGTTCTACCAGTTTATTACGAATTCCGATAGTTGGATTTTCTTTATAATTACGAAAAGTTACCATTCAACTTCTTTGAATTTGTCCAAAAATTAGAGCGTTTTCACCTCCTAAATCAAACCTCATTGCAGTTGCAATGTTTCTTATAGTTGTAAAGTTAGGCTTGATTCCCAGCGATAGTCCAAGTTTTTCCATTAAGTTATAACGAAGTACAATCATTCCTTTTGACCGTTCTCCGGGTTGAAATCCTAACACATCTACTTTGACTAAAGCTGAACTGGGGCTGCCTAATTCACGAGTTGTAGTTTTGATTAACTCTTCTAACTCGGTTAAGTCGGTCTCTATTTCTTCAATTAAATACACGCTTACTTTTTCGGCTTCTTCTAGTTTTGTCAAGATAGTATTGTAAACTTCTATTCCTAGACAAAGGGCAATTCGCACTCTGTTTGCATTTTTTCTGAGGTCGCGCATTTTTATTAATCCTTGTGAATATACTACTGATTGATTTGACACTCTCAGGACTAAAGCCGCTGAGATTCTTGCTTCATTTTACTCTCTAGTTTTTCAACTTCGGCATCAACATCAAAGTCTTTGCTCAACACTTCACCTTTGCGTAACTCTTCTAAGAATGTTTGACGAGTAATCTCACCAGCGGCACGGATTTGTAATAACAATCCGGCTTTTGCTTCACTCATTCCAACTTCAACAATCTTTTTATTGACTTTAATGGTTCCACCTTTGCCCGGTGCATTCATGTACAAGCACCAAGTATCAAACAGTTGCTGCACAATGCTTTCTTTAGCTCTAGCCATTGAGCCTAGACTAGCTTGTGCCGTAGCTGAATCACGCGCAATCTCTGTTGCCGTAGGGGGTGCAGCGTATCCGCTTTGAAAAGCAAGTGTCTTTTTCTCAATAGTTGTCTCTAGCTTTTCAATGTCAAGTTGTGTATGTCCCAGTGCTGAACCCGATGGTTCAACAAATGAAGCGTTCACATTCCACAGACAAGTGTTCGGCCCTATTGTTGCAACACGAGTTTCGTCTTTGTCAGACCTCACTCTAGGAGGACTTGTTTCTTGAATTTGCAAAATAGCCATATTCGCTTTGTGCATCGCTTCATCCTTCTCGGACTGTTTCTGATATAGTTTTAAATTCAATTCGGCAATATCGTATAACGGTGGTTTGCCAGTAAAAAAGTCTGAATCTCTCGGTAGCAAGCAATAGGGAATCAACGGTACAAAATCTAGTGTGGTTGTACCTTCTTCAACTAAAGTTAAATCAGTCTGCGTCGGCGTTTCTTCTATTTCATATACCTTATAAGCGCCTGGGGTTAACACTCGATAACGAGTCGCCTTTTCACTACCGTATCGTCCAGTTTTTCTAACAAAAGTTTCCCGAACTGTGGCTTGAGTCACCATCATTTTATTGTTTTTGATTTCAGTATCCCAGTTAATAACATCTCTAGCATCAATTAATAAAAAATAGGGGCGAGTTTTGTATTTTGATTCAGTATAAGCGTCAGTTATTTCGGTGTTTCGCTTTGGAAAATCAACCATGACAAAGCAGTGGTCGTCTCGCAGACTTTTTATATCTGCCGCCGTCAAGAATACCTCCAGACTGTTACCGCAGAGGTCAACGTTGTTGATACTGGTTTTAATACTTTCGTGTACATCATCATTCAATAAAAAGCGAGACAAAAATCCGGCACTACTGTCGATAGCATCTGCAAACTTTCTGTCAAAGTAACTTCGAGACATGCGCTTCGCATACTCTTCTTCAGGTTCAGCCTCTTCTCTGGGCAAATATCTTGCGCTTATATTGATGTCAAGAACCATACTTGACCCAGTTCGGAATGGCTCAACCATATACCATGCCGTTCTACCTTCGTACATATCAGCTACGAATTCCCAGAACGGCAACTGATTCAAGTATTCTTCACTCAAATAAGATGGCAAGTCTGGGTCTTGTTTGATGGCTTGATGCTTGAAGTTAAGCGACATGGTGATTATAATAGAGATTGAAGTCTCCATTATAATCATTTATGCCTCCAGAAATCGAAACTGAACCGACAACCGCCACGGAGCAAGCTACTACACGAGCCGAGTCGCCAGACAATGACGGTCTGCTGTCAGCACTGCGAAAAGAGAGAGAAGAAAAAGCAGCGATACAAAAGTTACTTAACGAAAAATCCGCCAAAGAACAAGAGCTTTTGGCTCAGTTGGAGAAAGTCAAAGCTATTGACCCAGACAAATACCAAAAGCTAAAACTAGCTAATGAAGAAAGAGAAGAGCAAGACTTGCTAATGCGAAAGGAGTACGATAAAGCGAAAAAGCAATACTTAACAGAGACAGAGATGGCTCGGAAACAAGCTTCCGAGCTAAAAAATGAAATCAACAATCTGCGTACAACGACAGCAATTGAAAAAGCTTTTTTTGAGGCTGGTGGCAGAAAGTCATGTTTTGACTTGACAGCACAAGGCATGGAAGACATTACACCTGTTGAAACGATTTTATCTGTACTTCAAAAACGTATCAAGCTAGAAGAAGATGGCAAAATTGTCTTTCTTAACGCTATTGGTAACGTTGAGATGAATAGCGATGGACGGCCGAAGTCAATCGGTGAAAAAATGATTGACCTGAAAAAGGGTTCGACGGGCGTGCTGTTTGAGCCTGAAAATACCAACTCTGGCACGGGTGCAACCCCAACCGTTAGCTCAAACGGAAAACCGGTTAGAGTCTATTCCATAGAACAAGCTCGAAATGGTCGTGCCAATATGGATGATATTGCCTCTGGCAAGGCAATTATTACCCGATAATCAAAACTTTTTGCTGAATATCTTACAAGCCGGACGGTCTCCGGCTTTTTTGTTGACTATAAAGTTAGCCCAAGGTTGGCGTGATGCCTTTCTTCTACGAGTGATTCGGAGCGCGGCTGAATACTCCCCTCTTCATTTACAAAAAAGTGGCTAATAATTTAGAAGCAGTAATCCCTAAAATTCTCGCCCAAGGTATTGTGGCGTTGCGCGAAAACTCAATCATGGGTGCGCTCGTTAATCGAAACTTTGACACCGACGCAAGGCAACGCGGTTCAACTGTCGATGTTCCAATTCCTTCCAGCATGGGCGATGCCGTAGATGTAATTCCCAATCACATCCCCTACCCCGCTCCAGCAATTTCGCCGAGCATGGTGCAAGTAAAGCTTGACCAGTGGAAGAAGGTTGAATTTGCGATGACAGACAAAGACCTTCTTCAAGTAATGGATGGATTTCAAAATTTGCAAGTTCTCGAAGCCGCTCGTAGTTTGGCGAACTCGATTGACAAGTCAATTATGGGATTGTACAAACAGATTCCAGGTATCGCCGGAACCGCTGGACAAACACCTTTTCAACCGGAAGTAGCTGGAACTTATGCCTCGCATCGTGGGTTGGGTGCAGCACAAGAAGCAAGAAAAGTTCTGAACCGACAACTTGCTCCAATGGCTGACCGCCGAATTATCTTAGATGTTGATGCTGAGGCAAACGCAAACTCACTCCCTCAATTTATTTCTGCATCCGACTCTGGTTCTGTTGCAACAATTCAAGAGGGGATGATTGGTCGAAAACTTGGCTTTGACTGGTACATGACCCAAAACTCCCTTACTCACGTAACCCAAGCTGCGGGTACGATTGTTACGACGGGCGCAGCCAACACGATTGGGGTGAAAACTTTAACTGTTTCTGGTGCAACAGTCGCACCTGCCGAAGGTGATTTGTTCAAGATTGCAGGCGACCCGAACGGCTACGTTGTAGGAAAGGACGCTACCTTGACAAGTTGGCCAATTTCTCCAGCACTAAAAACTGCTCCCGCTGCGAGTACAGCTATCACGGTTGTAGCTAGTCACGTCGTCAACATGGCTTTCCACCGAGACTCCTTTGCGCTTGCTGTTCGCCCATTGTTAGACATTGACCCAATCGGAAATCGAATTGAATCTTTTACCGATGACCTGTCGGGAATGACAATGCGGTTGGAGATTTCTCGCGAATACAAGCAGACAAAGTTTTGTTTCGATGTTCTCTACGGATGTGCTGTTATCAGGCCCGAATGTGCCTGTAGAATCTTAGGGTGAAATCATGGTTGAACTAATCAAAGTCAGAGATAATCGCCGCCCCGAATTAGAATTTGTGTTGATTGAAGTCACGGACTTTAATAAAGAATTTCACACAAAAACTGAAGAAAAAACAATCCCGATATCTCCCGACCTGCCAACAGAACCTCAGCAACAAGTTTTGTTTGAATCCAAGGCAAAGAACAAGCCGCCGAAAGAGGTAGAAGGCAATGGCTAACGGAACGATATCAGGCTGGCTTGCCAACAAAATCCAAGACGCACTGCTCGGTGGGATTAATTTCCCACCACCGAGCAAGCATATCGGGTACACGATGACAGCATCGGCTTTAAACGGTTTTGGAACCGAACCTGTTGGCGCTAACTACGCTCGAATTAGCGCTATTCCAACCGTTTGGAGCGTAGCTGTAGATGGCACGGTCACTAATATTGCAGACCTGGAATTACCAAGAGCGTCCGGGGCGCAAGGAACCCCAGTCGCTTTGACTATTTACGATTCCAGTGTGGGCGGAAACCCGTTGCTTTTCATCCCGATAGACGGGTCTTTAACCATTCAGAATCGAAATAGTTTAATAATCCCTGCTGGTGTTATCACCCATAGATTTAAAGCTACTTCGCACTACAGTCAATACTGGCGAACTGCGATTATGAACTGCCTTTACTTGGGTACACCTTTGCCGCTTGAGCCAATTCTGTGGGCGGGATACACGAGTTCAGCGCCAACGGCAACCGCCAGCGGAATTGAACCCGCCGCTGCTGAATACGTTAGGCAAGCACTTAACAATAATAAGACTTCATTCACCTCAGCCGTAAATGGTAGTTTGGGAACCGCTCTAAACTTACAATTTCCAATAAGTGCAAGCGCTCAAGGTAATATTTCTCATGTCGCTTTATTTGGTTCAGAGGATGGTGGGCCATATCTTGCTAGCGCCCCTCTTGTTCCAAGTGTAAACATGGCTACTAACGCGCAAATGATTCTACAGGCGGGTACGTTCACTTTTCAACTCAAATAATTAAAAGGGTATTGTTGAAATGCCCTTTTAAATTCTTGGTTTATTATCATGCCCCAGTTTTTCCCCGCTGCATCAGCGCTAACCGAAACTGAAACTGTTGAAATATTAGCATCGGGACTAAGGAAACGTATTTATCCTGACGCTGCAACAGTTTCAGAAACCGAATCTATGGCGACCGAGCTAGGCCTTAAATGGTTTCTATCAAGTCAATGGTTGGGAGAGGTAGGAACGGAGTCAAATGGTAAAGCTACCGCGCTTATCAAACACTTTCCGGCAAGCTTAGTTAATACTGAAACTGAAACCGTTTGCAGTAGTCTAGCTATTTGGCCTGAATCGCCAGCACCTACAGCAGCAATTTCCTGTGTTGGGAAAAACTTGCACCGGCAGAGTCTAAGACAGGGTAATTCCCATCAAATCAGCTTAGCAATTAACTTTACAGAAACAACCGTTTTGGCCGTTGAATTACTGCAAGTAATTTTTAAAATCAACCAACCTGGAACAGATGTCGTTATTTTAACCAAAACCAGGTTCGGAGCGCCAGGTGGAATAATAACTGACTTTGTTCAAGATTTGGGAGATGGGAAAATATTACTTTTGGCAGCCTTGCAGTTACGCCCTAATCAAGTTATTTTTTCTGGTACAGAGTCAGAGTTTGATTTTGTGGTAATAGTTGAAAATAGCACAATCAGTCAAAGGGCTAATGTTGCAAGTGGAACCCTTATTTTAGCCAAGGATTAACGATGATTAAAAATTATTCTCGATTCACAATTGACGATGAAGACGCTGACGGTCAATCGCTAAAAATGGGGAAAGATTATTTTTGTCAAATTGTCATCCAAGGCGCAAACCAAACAGGCGCAACGTTAAAATTCTTGGCCAAACAATTGATAACAGACCCTGACTCTGCGGCAGTTCTTACGGTTGCGGGTGCTGCAATGACAACTACAATCGGAGCAAACTCTTTAAGTGCAACTTTTGTTATAGCTGGTTCTGATACCGAAAGCCTTGAAAGCGGCTTAAGCTTAATTTACGGAATTCAGCGCACAATTGGAACTCAAGACGTTATAGTAGAAGAAGGTAAACTTAAAATAGAAGCCTCGGTCATTGAATAATGGATTATAGCAAATTGCGAAAATGAATTATCAAAGTGTTGGCAGGCGAATTAGGGGGTCTATACTTTTGCTATAAAGGTTTATGAAATACACAAACAATTGATCTAGATTCACTACATTGAAACCTCTATTACTACAGTGGAAATCATTGACTGGAACGCGACTAACGTTGACCTTGATTTATTTAGCAATTGTTTACAGCTATTGCTATATGTGTCTATCATATTAAGTACAATCAATATTGTTGCTTTTCTTTTCCTGTTGAAAAAAGTTAGAAAACTTGAAGGTGCTTATGCAATACTTGTCAAATTGGTTGATGCGGCAAAAACGAAGACTCAAGAAAACCAGAACAATGTAAACAAACTTCTTCGCAAAGTCGAACCAAATGCCAACAATATTGAAATGCTTCAACAGCAAATGGCTTTAGTCCATGAACTATTAGGAACGGTCATGGGTGCTAGTGACTTCATCGCGGGTGGATATGATTCACCCGCAGACCGAGTAGA